GTGTGTATATCTATATAATGTGGTTTTCTTAAGTAATGCAATATATACTTACTTACTTTATATTTTCCATCAGTATATAGTTTAATTTCGTTTCCCGATAATAGACGAATTGGTTTTGCTTTAGTATATCTTAAATGATACTCTGATAAAGAATTTTCCTTGATTCTGTCAATAGTTTCTATACTACCTTCTAATACATCTGAGTAATGAATTACATAGTTTCCATCACTGTCTAATTCCCAGCAGGGATCTGTATATCCATCAGCTGGAGATATTCCGGCAGTGTCACCTAAAAGTATTACATAATCTTCTGGTATAGTTACTGTATATAAATCCTTAGAAGTAGTATCTGGAACTAAAGTAACTTCAGCAACCAAAGTACGTAGGTCATCAATTCTTTTCTGAATCTATTCAAATCCTTTAACCTTAGGGTTATTCTAAGAATATCTTGTCTTCCAGAATTTATCTAAACCTGCATTCAAGAAATACTCAGTTGTATTTGTAGTAGGCTTAGTAAAGTTATCATCTAACTTATTAAGCTCTAATTCAAAAGACTCAAGTAATTCAATATTCTTCATAATTATTTATTATCTTCAGGTTTCATGTTTAACCTATACTTAGCTTCAGTGATAAACATCTCCACTGCTCCTTCTACGATCTCCATATGCACGTTTTCAGGAAGTTCGCAGTGATCTAATACGTTTACTCCATCTACTCCGATTACGTCAAATTTCTTAGGCTTACGATAATATACTAAATCTACTTTCTTTATAGTAGTATACTCATCATGAATGACATTTAGATAAAGTTTCTTTTCCTCATCTGCATTATTACCCGCATTCAATACTACGTATGGATTTAATACAATAGCTTTGTTATAGTATGTAGATATTACTTTTTCAACGTCATCTTCTCTAATAGTTTTATTAGAAGTTACTACATAATCTTGTTCGTTCTAGATCTCTTCCTCTATCTTATAGTTCTTAGATATTAAACTATTAGAACGTATATATAAGAAGTAATCAGAAGGTAAAGATACTCTATCGCTAGTCTTATCTGTATTATTTTCATCTTTAGCTTCAACTGCATACAGACCTCTAGTAATAAGACCTTTTAAAGCATCTGCATTCTTCTTTTGAGCTCTAGTACCATCCTGTACTGCATCTTCTTGCAAATAGTTCAGACGTACATAACGTTCTGTATATGCATTCAGAAAAGAGAAAATTGTATCAGATGTTAGTTTTTCTGCCAATTCAAAATTCGGATTCATAAGTGTAATCCGTCTTTCAAACTCAATTTGCATTGCTCTGCTATTCATATCTTATTCTTATATTTTATTATTCTTCTAAACTGTTTATCTGTAATTTAGTCTAAGCTCGATTAGATTCAATATTCTCTAAAGCTATTACTACTGCTCTATTAACTACTTCATTAAGAATATAATCTGGTACTTCTGTAATATTCCTATTATAATCTGTATGTTGTATCAGTTCAGGATACTTAACATAAGTAATATCAGCAGTATATTCTTCCGCCTCCATTCTAATAGGATCTATATATATCTTTAAAGTATTATCTTCTAATACAGCTACAGGAGTATCTATCCAAGGTAGATTATTATACGTCTATAAGAACTTGCCAGCTTTGTCGTGATCTATTAGTATACAAGTTGATACTTCATTATCATAATGGAGTACACAATCTACATAGAACATTCTCTTAAGCTCTTCTCCGTCTTTAAAGAAATTAGATAAAGTAAGCACATTAGAACTAGCATATGGATATACTAAATTCTAAGCAGAATCTGTCTTAATCAGTTTCTATAGATCAGCAATACGTTTTACAGCACCTTCAAATCCAACTTGCATTGTATTATTTCCAGTGTATTTATTACATATTACTTCTATATATGCCTAATTAAGAAACAGATCAATTTCTTCTGGAAGAAATGCAGGACAGCCGCCGAAAGCGACTGCCTCTGAATTCTTATCCATTAGAACTTTGAATGCCTTATGTAAATCAGATATTTTCATTATTTAGATTTAATTTCGTTCATTATGGCTAATTTGATGTCTTGATTCTTCTTGTCTTGTAAATAAACAATCACATCATCAATGCCATTACCAATCAGATCTGTACCAAAGAAATATTGTGTTCTATTCTTACGAATGATATTTTTAGCAATAGCTTCTTCAATAACAAAGTTAATTTCCTTATTAGGATTATTAACCCATTTAAGCATAAATTTCTCAGGAGCTGATTCTACTTGTTCTGTAAGTTTAGCCTCTACTAATTCATTAGACATAGTATCAGACTTCATACCATAGAGACGTAAGCACTTGCGCATATCTTCGATAGACATCTTATCAAGTTCTCTATATGCTTCACGTTTAACTTTATTGACTCTATTAGTCTGTTCAGCTTCTGCATCTTTATTAATCAACACATAGTCCTTAGAAGGATTCATATTAGCTAATCCGTCAGCTACTCTCTTATGACCTTTTAAGAATAAGTATTGTAATTCATCCAGTGGCCTTTCAGTATTGAGAATCAAATCTCTTTTACCGAGTTGTACTGCGAAGGTAGTCCAAAAGTCACTACTTGGTGACAATTCCCCTTCTTCTTTGTTTAAGGCTTTTTCCAATCTACGAGCATCCTATTCGCTCAAGCCAGTATAGATATTACCAGATCTAGTCCAGTAGGGTCCTACATAGTCAAATGTTGTAGGCCATTTTGTAAGTCCAGTCCAAGGATTTACTTTAACTATTCTAACGATTACTTCCATAATACTTTGTATTAGATTTATCAAGTTAGTAAAAAGGCCAGCCTAAACTGGCCTTCTATATTATTCAAGAATTACTCGAGAATCAATTCTCCGCAAGCTCTGGGGTCGCGGAGCATTATTCCCATTTCTCCAAGGAAGAATACAGTGTAACCATCCTTACCGTTAGATCTCAGAGTATCTTTGCTCTTAGCATAACCAGACGGAGCAACAGCACCACCAGTATACCAAGTAACGAACTCACGATCCTTACGAACTACCTTAACGATATTGGCTTCACCATCACGACGACCAAGATCCAAGAAGGTCATACGATAAGATTCTTTCGGTTTCAATGTAATCGGATGCAATTCACGATTATAAACTGTATCGTCATACAACGGGAAATATTTCAATGTCAACTCGATACCATTAGTCATCTTGTAAGTCTTGAACTGACCACCGAAAGTAAGGTTATCACCAGAACCAGTTACAAATACTGTATCAGTCAGGTTCATAGTAGCTACCTTTTCTTTCAAGATACGGTCGAATTCACGCATACCCATTTCACCAGTCAAAGCAACAAACTTACGTTCGTTAGTACCAAGACAGTTGTAAGACAGGTCAAACAAGAAGTCTTCCAACATTTCACCAGTCAGTTTAGTGTAATAACGTCTATTAGACGGAGCAATCTGTTCCAACAGACCAGCACCAATGAATACAGGACGACCATTAGTACCCTTCAGATTACAAGAACCGTCTTTGTTAACATTGGTTTTCATGTAAACCAACATACGTTCACATCTCTTATACCATTCACGTAAAGCTTTCCATTCCTGATAATCAGCCCACAAGTAAGAGGTCTTACCAGTTGCAGGATCTTTCAGTGCAATAGCCATTACTGTAGAATAAGCAGAACCAGTGATATCATAGTTGATACGAATGGTAGTTAAGTAGTTACGCATCTTGAAGTGAGTGTTGTAGTTCAAGATATCACCCTCTTCACTGTACTCTTCGTATGCAGAAGCAAGACGAGATACCTGCTTACCTGCTTCCAGATATTCAGCAGGAATATAAGAAGAAGGCTGACCGTCAGCTACAAAGCAAGTATAAACCCACAGATTACCATCTTGATACGGTGCATTGGCTACACGTACTTGGAACTCTTTGTTATCAAACTCCAGAATAGCACCAGGACCAAACCAGTTATCTTCCAACCACAACATAATAGGTGTGTTACCCAAACCTGCAGTAGAAGTAGAAGTAATAGCTGCGCCATTCCATTTAGCGTCTCTAATTGTTACGGCACGGTCAGCATCGATCATTACAGACCATTCAAAAGAAGGCTGATCGATTGTCATAACGTTGCCAAGACCACCTGTCAACATATCCAAAGAAGTGCTATAGCCACTATCTTTAGTACCAAATACATAAGACAGGATGGTAGATACCTGATAAGGATTCTACTGTGAAGCTACTGAAATCTTCGCAGTATCAATCAGGTCTGAAAACCACTTACCTTTGTATAGTTGCAGATTGTTAAGAATACTGTTATCCATAAAAATACTAGTAAATTAATTTATTGTTAAATTTTTTATTATGCGGCACGTAGTTGTCGTGCAAAAGTATCCCAAATAGTTGAGGTACTATCATTATTTATTATCTGTTTCTTAGACTTCTTAGATACTCCATTACCTCTCAGGCTATTTTTAAAGTTATCTAATGCGTCTTTTCTGCCCTTCTGTTTAGCAATAGTGATCAAATTGTCACCTTTCATAGTAAAGTATGCAGAAGTAATTAGATTTTTAAGGCTCTTAGCGTAATCTTTCTGATACTTAGTAACGCCATCTGCATCAGGTTTGAATATATATTCCAATAAAGCACGCTTGTCTTTTTCAGGAATATCAATGCCATAGATGCTATTCATGCCTTTTATTTCAGAGACAACGTTCTAAAAGAACTCCTGTTGCTGCTTTTCAGCCTCTCTAGCCTACTTTTGTTGCTGCTCTAATAGCTTTTCCTTCCTCTCAGCTTTAATGTCTCTAAGAGCCTCTAAAGCATCTGTAGCCTCATCTTCAAGAATACCAGCATCTTCATACTTGGTAATCTTCTTTTCAATTTGTTTAGTAGAGAACCCTTTTTCTTTCAAAAACTCCTTAACTATGAGCTTTTGATTTATTTCGTTATCTTCCACCTCGATATTGTCAAGATCAAGATCAGCATCAATACTAAAATAGTCTTTAAGATTGCCTCCATTACGTACAAATTCATCAAGTTTCTCTACTTCTTCACTAGCGTAGTTTGGAACAGAGTTCTCTTCAATTACATCTCTAAAGTATTCAATAAGCTCTTCAGCAGTCTTAGGTTTCTCTTCATCATCAACATCGTCCCAACCAAGTTGCTCTGACAATGAATCAAAGAAGTTAACTATTACTTCTTCTGACTTGTTATCATCTGAAGTGTCATTATCTTCGACTTCTTCTGTGTTATCGTCTTCATCAACTTTAGATTCAGGCTTTTTCTTACTTTTCTTAGGTTTAGTTTCAGTAGGCTCTTCCTACTCTTCTACATCATCCACATCTTCTGTTTCATCTTCTTCTTCAATTTCTTCCTTTTCAACCTTTTTATCTTTCTTAGGATTTCTCAAAGCCTTCAATTCCTCATCTGTCAACTCTTCTGAAACTATATCATTAAGATCGTTGTCAATATCGTTATTCTTATTAGTACCTACATTAGGAACGAGACCATCTAGAATTGCCTCAAATCCATTTAATGTGTTCTTATTTTCCATAATTATATATAATTAGATTTATTTCTTCTTTCTCTTTTTGGCTATCCTACTAAAGTTCTAAGCAAAGATAGCCCTCTTACGAGTTAATGGGTTCTTACTGTGTGTAAGCTCTTCAGTTGTCTTACCAGTTCTTTTCTTTAAGGCATTAAACTTACCTCTATTCTTTTTCTTTATATGTATCCCTCCATTCTTATAGTTAGGTATTGGATACTGTGGATATTGTAACATATTAATAATTCTTAGTAGCTCCTAATTCATAGCATCTTCTTATTAAGAATTCTATTACTTCGTGAGCTTCTTCCTATGTAAAATATTTTTTATCTTCAAATAGCTTGATTGCATTTATCTAATCTTCTGATAAGATGTCTTCTATGTTATAAGAATCCTGTGACGGAGGCATTATAACATCTGGTAAGTAATGATATGAATGCTCCTCTTTGTATTTATCTAAAGTATTAACCCCTGTCACATAAGTATATAACTTACGATCAGTCTCTGTTTTCATTGCTTGTAAAATATTTATTTGCTCCTACGGCTCCTACTCCAAGTAATGGTATAGTATTAAACCATTTTGTATAAGATCTCATAGATTTAAACTATTCGCTAGCCTTCTTTATAGACTACATACCTTTTGGTAACTTACTTATTGCTTGTTTTATTAGGTCTGGAGTAACTATCTAATCTCTTGTATCAATCATTTTATTTGCATACATAAATTCTCTTAATTGATTCATATATGCTTTCTACTCAGTAGGTTTACTATAGTACTTAGTAAGTTTATCTGTATTTGGATCTATACGACTAAATGGTTTTAACGCAGATCTCATCCAATAATATAAATTACTGTTAGCATCTGCATCTATTGCTTTGTTTTTCAAATAATCGGCATTATGATTCATTTCGTGTATAGTAGTACCATATGGCACACCATTAATGTCGTACTGATATTCGTATTCTCCCATTTTAGGAAATTCACCTCCATCCATATGCCTTTTAGTTGACTCAGTAGTAGTAGCCATTCTAGCTCTGGCATTATCCTCAAATGCAGTTCTTTTAGCTTTAGGTAATAACTCTGGACTATTATTATAAGCATCTATTAAATCTGCATATATCTGAGTATAGTCATCACCGTATTTTTCTTTTACCTACTAAGCTCTACGCATATAACTAGGATCGTCCATTAATCTCTAAACGGTTTCATAAGTTTCATTCTTTTTCTCCTAATTTAACAGCTTTATTCAAAGCATTTGATAAACTATTACGGTAATTCTTTACAGTAGGAGTACTCCTCCTTACAGTACTAATTGCTCTAGGTACAAAAGGAATCATAGTTGCAGTAGCCAAACCAACTCCTAACCAATCGTTATTCCTTGCTGCATTATATGCATCTTTAGCAGATAATACATCTCCTATAGGAGTCGCATTAGCGACATCTTCTAAGTCTATTACAGGTTTAAGTCCTTGTTCTTTAGGCCTACCATCTGGAGTTCTACCTAATTTAGTATTAACTGCTTGAATAAATTCATCATCTGGATCTCCTACTTCACCACCTTCTGCTAAATACTAAGGTTGATCGTAATTACGTTCAGTGCCTATGTCAGCAACAGTATTGAATATGTCTATTATTTGTTCATCTTTATATCTATTTAGTAGATCATCGTCAATAGCTGTCTTTCTTAATTCTTTCAGAGAATCTTTATCCCATACTTTATTCGGATCTATTTGGTTAGTTTGCCTAAAGTTCATCAATCTAGAGTATACTTCAGTAGGCCTATCTAAGTAATCAGTAGTAGCTTTATTCTATCCTCCTAATATCTCTTGTATTCTATTCTCTTGAGGATACGCATTGGATGCATGCGCCTATTCATGTGTTAATACATTTTCAGTTGAAGCATATATTGCCTTACCTTTAGGGCTATACTCTCCAGCAATTGTCTAAGTACCTACTAATCCTTTCTAATCCGGATTCTACATTCTAATCTTAGTTCCAATACCAAATCTCTTAGCATCCTGTATATGTCTTTGTATAGCTTCCTACTCTGTCATAGTAGCGGATTTCATTACAGGAGTGCCTCTTAGGTACGAATTAAAGCCGTAAGTTATAGGACTTTTATAGATAGCAGTTGCATCTCTATTAGCCTTTTGTAGTTCTAACTTACCATCACCTAACTAATCATTAAAGTTGCCAGTAGCTAGTCTTGCCTAATTCCAAGTATCCATAAACTGGTTAGGTGTACCCTTAGCGTTTAATGCATTCTATATGGCTTGCTATTCTCTACTTACTTCACCACCATCCTCGAAAGACTACACTTTCCAGTCCCAATAGCCTTTACCGGGATTACTCTCCCGGTAAGACTTTAGGGCTTGCATTCTCTATTTAAATGCGTTTCTATCCATAATTATTTACTTTTCTTTCCGCCTTTACCTTTTTTGCTTCCAGATTTCTTTCCTCCGCATGCCATAATTTAGTCCTCCTTAATTTTATAATATTTATCACTCAATTTATTAGCCCATTTTTCTGTATAGAAATGATAGTAGTCTTTATTCTTACACCAGCTTCTATGTACAGATGCATGAAGTATAGAAGGCAAACCTATTACTAACAGATACAATGGACCAAGATACTTACTTTGTATAGTATGCCCGTATTCATGCTTGATAGATCTTGCATTACGAACAATTATGTATTTACCAAGAGTAATACCTCACTTTCAGACATCCTATTAGATATCCTTAGCATTATTGTCTATCTCTGTGGTATAACCAGGATACAACCCAAATAATACTTTACCTATTATGTTTTGAGGCAATTGCCACAAGTATAAACCTAACTTTTTTAATTTATTCATATTACTTCTCTCCTACTACTTTATTTGCTTTAGCTGTCTTTGCCTTTAATCTTTCACGTTCCATTGCAGCTTTATCCTTCTACTTCTGTAACTCCATCTCTTGCTTCATTTTATCCTTTTCAAGTTGAATCTTCTTATTTTCAATTTCACGTTTCATTTCCATTTCACGTCTCTTGTTATTAAATTCAAATTGTTTAGAAGCAATGTCAGAATTTACTTTCTATTGTTCAATAGCTTGTTTGCCTATTTCTATAGGATCAGGTATGCCATTATTATCTTGATCCATATCTTCAACACCTCTATAAGCATTCAATTGAGCAACAGTAATCTTAGTAGCGTTGTTAGCATCGATTTCATATTTCTTAAGATCCATTTCAGCTTCTTTAAGCATCAGCTCTTCTTCTTTAATCTCATTCTGCATTTGAGCCATCTGTTGTTCACGTTCAGCCTGAGCTTGTTCCATCTACTACTGCTGTTCCATACGTTTTTGTTCAATCTCTTCAAGGCGGCCTTTGATCATACTTATATTATCCATAGTAATGATCTCAGCAATATCAAGTAGACTAGCTCCATTCTACATAGCAGGTTGCATAAGTTGTTTAAGAGCTTCAACTTGCTGTTGATTCTTAGTAGTATCATCAACAAATATATCCATATCTTCATAGAAGAAATCATCAGACAATGATATAAAGGCTCTAGTGGCATCATCAAGTATATAATGTAAACAACGCTTATTACCCTTCCATGCTACTTTTGATGTATCTAATAGCATAGTAAGTGCCTCACGTTTTACTTGATTATGAACCCAAAACCAAGGCTCAGTAATATGAGCAGATTGTACTACAGAACGTTCAACATTACCTACTAGCTCATTAGACGCAATAGAACCCTCACGTTGCTTACTTACTCCTGATATCTCTGACACCATGTCTTCGATCTTATTCATAAGATTGATATACTAGTCTATAGTACTAGCCATAGTCAAATCAAGAGAAGTAAACTGATTGAATTGAGATGGTTTACCACCTTCTCTACCAGGTATATCCCAGCCTTCTTCGTAAGGATTGATAAATGCTACACCTAAAGCACCTAAGTAATGCATCCACTTATTGACATCAATACCCATAGACTTAGGTATCTAAGTAACGTCAATAACAGGTACTTTACCTTTGTCTCTAGCCATAGCTAATTCGAGTCTATACCATAACACAATGTACATATATTGCAATGGCTTCATCATACTTACTAATGATCTAGGAGAACTATTAGTATTGTTATATACTACTCCAGTATATGGTAATTTCTATGAGTTAAGATTATCAGCAGATATATGTTGGTACTCAAGAGGTTGTATTCCTATATATAAATCTTCACCAACTCTATAACCTTCCCATACTTCAATGATCCAAGACCATTCTACGTTTAGCTCGAAACCTGTAACTTTATAGGATTCATCTACTTGTACTTCATCAATCTCGCCAGTTTCAGGGTCCTAATAAGTGATGAATCCTATTTTCTTAAATGACTTCCAGCAGCAGTGCCATACATTAATATTATCACTACCTTCAAATGGATTAGAACTAAGACTATTAATACTATGAGTTTTAATATGAGGATAATCTAATGAAGACTTTCTCATCTCAGGATTAATACCTCCTCTACTAGTATCTTCAATCATCTCTAGTAATTCATTCAATTGACTTTCTGACATTTTATCATAGAATCTGTCATATATCTCAGTAGCTGACATAACCATCTTACGACAACACCAATCTGAATCATGTATGAATTCTAAGTCAGCACTCTAGTCATAACTAAAGTATAATGGATTTACTCTCTCTAAATATGGGTCTCCATTAACAATACCGACATAGTATATCTCTTCTCCAGCTATTAATGCGTCTTTCCAGCCCTTATAAAACTCGTGAGTTATATTTAGCTTATTCTTTAAGTAATTAAGACTATGATAGGCTGTAGTTTCTGCTATGTCTTTATAGTCTTTATTTAAGTATTTCTGTATCTACTCAGGAGGGAGTATTTCCCCAGACTATATGGCTTGTTGGAATCGTATTGCTTCCTCCTAACCCATATTAGCAGTAATCATACCCATGATATAGTCAGTAAGCATCTGCTTAGCTTTCTCCTACATTTCACTAGTAGCATTATCACTAGTACGTACTACTTTAAAGTTAAATGGTCTTTTAGTCTCTTCCCCTAATAGTAAATCTATCTTTGGTTTAATTATGTTGTAATCCTAAGCAGTAGCAGGGAATCCGTCTTTCTATTTAAATGGATTAGTGACATATAAGAGATCTTTTTCATTATAGATACTATTGTATAAATCATAGTATGTTTGCATCTCTTCATATCTAGTACGTCCATTGTTTCCACCACCATTGCTAAATCCAGATTTTCCGATAATATAGTCAACGCAGTTCTCTTTCCATTCCTTTGTCTTCTTAGACATAGGTAATTTCTAAACTGGAAACGAACCAATATTTTTACTTATCATATTATGTTAATTAAATGTATATACATCTTCTTCGACTTGATCATAGTTATCGTCATAACTATAATTACTATAAGTAAATAAGGGACCGTCGAATAGTAGTCTTTCCCTATTACTTTTTTTCTTCTCTTTAACAACTACATTATATAGTTGTTCCCTATAAATCATTACTTGCATCAACGCCATCACTCGGTCAAAGTTACCTATATCATTATAACCTATAAGTTCTTCTAATAGCGGTTCTGATAATATATCGTGTAGATTCTTATGACCAGGAGATTTCTCATCGTTAAGCCAGTCTTTAATCAATCCTTCTCCCCATTGTTTGATCTACTTGTTCATGTGACATCCTTTCTTTCGCTGCACTTTTGAATTGCTAACAATATCAGATATAATGTCTGGCTAATCAGCCAAAAGATAATCACAATGTTTAGCAGTAAAATATGGAAACAAGCCTTTACGCTCATTTTCATACATAATCCTACCGTTGTAATAAACTGCTAATTTACGTAAGTTTTCATAGTATTCTTCAGCTGTAGCAGGTCTTCCAGTATACTCTGCTACGATTATATCATAGTAATTTTCAAAGCCCTAGAAACGCTTATAAACAAATGTAGAACCTAATGAATTAGTACCAGATTGATCATGATCATAAGGGTCTACTCCTAGTATATATAACCCAATAGGAGCATCCTACACAGGGTGTTCCCATATTACTATAGAACCAGTAGGATCATCATCTTTATTAAGAGGATAATGGTTAATATCTCCTTGTTTCTTTACTATCCATTTAAGAGATCCATCAGATTCCCATACTAGATCTCCTACCTATTTGTGGTTAGTAAGTTTCTTATTAGTACGTATTTTGGCTAACTACTCCTGTAACTCTTTCTTAGGGAATATATTACCATTGAATTCAAGACATGCTTCTGCTGGAGTAATAGGACGTTCAGCTACATACCTATCTACTGCTACAGAACTAGTTGAATTCTATATTACTATTTTACGTTCCTCTAGTATATGTGCACGTGCTTTAATAGTAAGAGTATTACCATCTTCATCCATATACAAACGCTTACCATTTTCATCACGTAAGTCCATATTTGTATACTGAGGTATAAAGAATCCACACTTAGTATTCTATACGTTTTCATCCCATATATTATCTAGACTTAGGCAATTATAACCATCAGGATGATAGAACATATCTTTTAGAGTGGCAAAGTTAGAGTCTTCGTCGCCACCTGTACCGTATGCAATCATAGTACCAAATGCCTTACCATCTACTTCTACAGAAGGTCTAGCAATCTGCCATGCTGCGCTTAACTCCTTGAAAGAACCAGCTTCCTCAAACATGATAAGATTAGCTAATTTACCACGTACTACATCAGGATTGTCTTTCAAAGTAACTCCAATGATTTCAGACTTATAACCTACTTCTATTTGATTGCCATATTCGTCTTTGATAAGCATACCAGCACGTCTACGCATCTGAGTATTAACACTACGTTTCTTACCCCACGCAGTATGCTCATCAATAAAGTCCATGTAGTCCCAAGCTTTAGTAAGTACACCATCATCAGTCAAATATTGCTTATTTGAGGCATATACATATGACTTAGAGTTAGGTATTAAATAGTAGTTACGACATAACATAGAGCCTGCTTTATATGAATAACCTTTACGTCTAGACTTTAATACACATAGATGTTTACCTTCTATTTTAGCTTCATCTACACATTGAAAATAGTAATAGTCATAATCCCAGAAATCAGGAAATGTAACTTCACGAGTAGTTACCCATTTACCGTTAACCTACTTGTTTACAGATCTATTGATAGGGCAGTAGTTTAAATAAAAATAGTTATACCCACTGATATAGTCTCCATCATCAGCAGTATAACCATCAATACATTTATCCGCTTCTGCCTACCAGAAACGCATATATTCAGCCGTACCTTTAGGGTACGGACAATATGAGCCAGTTGCTATAAACTATAGCGCTGGCTTTCTGAATTTATTAGAAAATTTAATTTTTTTAGTAAAATCAACCATGTTTTCTATGTTTCTTCCTATAACTATACTCTTCTGAATAATACCAACTTATTCTATCATATAGGTCTTCTTTTTCAAAGGAAAACAGATATCTGCCTGCGGCTATGAATCTGCCACCTTTTTTATAGTTAGAATTATTGCATATATGCCCTATACTACGATAATCTATCTGCGTTTTATGCGATATATCAGATATACTTTCCCCTTCAACAAAAACTCTATTTAATAAGTCATAACCAAATGTCTTTTTACTCACGTCATATGCTCTTTTTGGTTTATAGTTTTTATGTGCTTCTTTAATTTTCTGAATAGTCTGTTTAGAGTGCTGGAAACCTAATCTTCCACTATCTCCTCCTGGGGTAGAATTATATCCTTTTTCGTATGATTCGTATAAATTAATGTAGAATATTTCTTGAGCGTTCAGTTCTTTCTTTATTTCATCCTGTGTTTTTCCAAACAGATTGATAATTAATAATACTGTAATTTCAAATTGTTCTATTCCATATTTTCGTACTGCGTCATATAATTTTGACTTGACATTTCTTTTACATGCCGTAATATGCTGTTGGGCTCTTTTTCTAATATCTACAGCTTGTCCTACATAGCACTTGCCATTAATTTTATTAGTTATCTTATATATTCCAGCAAAACGCCAATTTTGACAACATGCATCTTGAAGTGACACAGGAATTATATACGAATAGAATTTATTACTATTGGATATTTTCTTATTAAAGTCAATCATATTACTATCTAAAAAGGGGCGCGTTTCACAACGAACCCCTTTTACTCACTTTATTAAATCTTTAAACTTTTAATTTATGAAAACTTGTTGCGGACCCTCGACTCGAACGGGAACTTATGGTTATGAGCCATACGAGATGCCATTTCTCCAATCCGCAGTACACAGGATTATGCGTGACTCCTGTTAACACGCTGGCTTACGATCCAGTCCTTCATTAGCTGTATTTACTATTGATCAGATAGCAAGTGACTTAGGCGGTTACGATGCCTCTACTAAAGGCCCACTTAGTTTGCAGTCTGCTTGCAGTCAGACTGCTCAAATATCTTAGTTAGTTTGCCGTTTTTTAAAGTTCTGTGACCATTCAATATCGAATATACCATAGAAGTGCTAATGCATAATTTTTTAGCAGCTTCCTTAACAGTTAATAATAAAGTAATGTTGTCAATTTCTATTAATACCTTATATTTTGGTTTGAAGCGACCTTTATCTATATAAAAAGATTCTATATTAAGCTGCTGTTTATACTTTTCTAGTTCTTCTAAGGAAAACGCAACTAAGTAACCATGTGTCTGTCGATACAAACCTCTAGCTGTTCTTATTAGATTAGATCTAGGTATATTAGTTATATTAGTAGCAGCTGTAATACTTATGGCATATATTGTACTCTTTTCTTTTATAGAATATAAATAGATAGGCTTGTATAATTTAACAGCTTGTTTTTTAGAGTTTTCGGATACTTTCTTCTTTTGTTCAGTAGTCATCTTAAGCCCTAGTACTCCAAAATCACCGCCTTTAGTACAATTATATCCTTCTTCGTATGCTTTGTACTGCTCTATGTATCTTATCTCTAGTTGATCTAATTGCTTAACTAATTCTTCATTAGATAAGTTAGGATCAGGAATAAACGACTCAAGTATATCTACAGTAAAGTTATGAAAGCCATATTTACGAATTGCTCTATAAATAGGTAAATCTAACTTACCGTTTTTAGCATTTCGCAGATGGTCTTTTAATCTTGATCTAAGTTTAATACTTTGACCTATATAGCATTTACCATTTACGTTATTCTTGATAATATATATTCCAGCTAGTTTGGGATCTATATCTCTATATGTCATATCTGCAAGTTTTATATGAAAAATGGTTGGGGCGGCAGGGCTCGAACCCGCACATCACAGAGGTTTAGAATCTCCGGTACTACCAATTATACCACGCCCCAATGAGGAGGATTTCTTTAAAGACGCATCCTCAGACGTCCCTGAATTATTTCTTAAACCAACTTTTGATACGTTTGGTAACTCGCTTCAACCAGGGTTGTGCTACCTTACGTGCAGCTTCACATTCTGCAATAGCTTCTTCCACTGTCTTAGTCTCGTCTGTTAAATCGACAATTACATCCGGCATTTCAATATTCTTCTTCATAATCTCTTTGTTTGTCTTGTTAAACGTTGTTGTTATTTTTTTGTATTCATTCAATGTTATTTTCTAACATTCTGTGGTAATTCAAATGGGTTAATTTGAGCGTCACCTTTAACTTTAGTAGTATTGATTTCTCCAGCTTTAACCGCTTTCTCTAAGAAATCTATAGTAACATAAGTATCTTTTACTTTACCAAATCCAGCTAAGTATTTCTCTATCTTCTTTTCGTCTAATTCTTCATCCAGACTATCTTTGTAATACTTAGTAAATGTATCTAGTTTCAGTCTAATGCTATCTAACATAGCTAAAGTACGAGTATACTGGAGATGTCTATATGACTCTTCTGCTATTATTTCATCTGCAGTAAGTTGGTAATCTGGAGCTAGGAACTCTGTCTTTAGAGCTGATTCTAATGTATCAGCAGGCATACTAAGTACGTATGGGCTATCCCATTTATTCTTAAACACTATATAACTTATTACTGCAATAGCGTGCTGTTTATCTGCCTTATCCTTTTCCCATATCTTCTTAAATGCAGGAATAGCAAGAGCCTCCTCGTGTATAGTAACATTACCACCTATTATATCAAATAGTTTCATTGTGCTGAATTACATTAGGCCTTTTCACAATCACAAGTCTGTTCGGAACTATCATTATTGTTTTTATTTTCTTTATACTTTTTCCGTTCTGTTTCAATTATAACTGCTAAATCATCTACAGTACTAAATACTACTGGTCGTTCGCAATGAAAATCACCATATGCATCAAGATAAGCAACAATTTGGCCTTTCTTATAAGGTATGTAACCATCTTTAGTATATACTCTGCCGTCTTCTTTAGCAATGTATATGTAACGTAATACTATATTATCATCTCGTTGGCTAAATGTTATATCTTCTGTATTGTTACTTTTAATTTTATATTCAAAAGTACGTCCAATTAAGTGTTCCATAATTAATCAATTCTATAATCTGTATAATACTCTTTCTTTAATCTTGCTAGTATCACTCTAGCCTGCATTTCTGAACAATTTGGATTAACGTATTCAGGATTATTCTGATACTTCTCCAGCATCTTCTGATATATCGCTATCTCTTGTTCTAGACTCTCCTTCGTTATGTTCATACTTATTAATATTATCTAATATTGAATTACAACAATCTATCTTCTCCTCAATACGTTTGTCTAAAGCTTTGATTAGATTTTCTGGCGTCTTATGTTTAGAGTGGTACAGCATCGCTATTGCATTCCAAGCTACCTGTGCAAGATGTCTACAACCGGTTTCGCTGTCTATCTCCTCTCCTTTTTCGAATAGTACTAGATGTCTGAATAACGCGGCTTTATATCTATCATAACCATTGTCAAGTAACTGCCATGAATTATCTGAATATTTTTTAGCTCCTTCAGTATATACTTTAACGATGTCTTCGATTTCTTTTAGAGGAAGTAAATCCCATCTAAGTTTGTCATCCTTAAAGTCATTCTTCATTCCCTTGTTCATACTTATCTATTATGCTTTGACAAATCTTATTCACTAACTCCTCTCTAACTTCTACAGTAGACTCATCAGCCTCTTCTGGTACATTTTGTTGAAAGACTTCTATGAAAACATTAATAAATTCTTCATAAGTTAGACGATCGTTTTCAATCTCTTTCTCTACTACATCAAACATGTCACTCATTATCTTAGGGCCTTGTTTAGCTCCTTCTTTCTCTAGCTGGAGTAAAGCTAGCGATGTTTCTTTATCCATTCTCATCTTTATTATCTCTTATATAGTCTATCATGTATTGACCTATCTTACCTGCTATGAAGCCTACTAAATAGGCATATGGCTCATTGCCTCTATCGTAACCTTCTCCGTATGCACTAATGAAGTCATATATAGCATCTGCTCCATGTACAGATTCGTGAGCTACTACATCAAAGTCAAAGTCAGTTATACCTTTTATATCTACGTCTATTAGAATTAGTATTCCTTTCTTCTTAGTCTTCTTTTCTATTACCACGAATGTAACCCCACCTTTATTAGTTGGACTAGTTGGAGTACCAGGATTATCATTATTCATATCTGCTATACTAGCATAGTAATAAAATCTAGATTTATACTTATCAAAATACTCTAAAGTAGATACCCATAAATATGCAGGATATAATCCTATGTCATAACATCTAATCATCTTTTATCACTTTATAAATATTTGCTATAGCTTTATTACTAAGTAAGTACAGATATAAATAAACCTCATCCGTCATCTTATAGATTGTATTAGGAGTAACTATTTCACAAGACGAATCAATTAATCGTACTTCACAAGTATCTTTATTACCAGTAGGATAGGATAACTTATAATATATCATATATTCGATAAGTTCTGTAATTACATCATATTCTGGTAGCTTACTCAGTCTAATTATCTTCCTATCTTTCATGATTCTTCTTTATCTTTATTTTACCTAAGTAAGTAAACATTAAAGGTCTTTGATCTCTTTGGCTTATTTTTCTATTAGCAAATAAGAAAGGATGAATACATATTGTTTTTATTATCTAAGTAGGTAAATTATATTTCTAGCTTAACTCAGAAAATATATTCACTCCAGTTTGCTTCATCTGATAATTCCTTAATATTGTAGTATTTATTATCAAGGAAAGCGTTTAAGTTATTTTTACCCTCAAATGTATCAGGTCTAACACAGTTTATAGCTATGAATAAGTCTGATACTGTTGCCTTATCAGAAGATAACCAGTCACCTTCTTCTTTCTTAGAAGAGTCAATAATGGTATTCAGTCTCTTAAGCTCTTTCTTACTATAAGCCTTTTTAGGTTCTGCTATTACTGCGTCTCTATGCTCTCCATGAATGTTAATCAAATCACAGTCAGTAGTAAAGATAGTAAATTTATTAAACTTAAGCTCTTTCTTTACTAACTTATACCACAGTTTAACTATCCAATTATAATCCTTCTGTAATAGGATAGAACCAGGTTTTATTGTCATATATTCTATATTCATGTTATTCTTTTTCTAATCGTAATACGATTGTTAATTGTACTCTATCACCAATCACTTCAGGTATTAATGCTGGGTTTACTACCCATTCATCGTCTGCTTTACCTTTTATAATCAGACCTTTATCTTTTAATCTTCCTATATATCTACTTAGGTTATCACTAGTAATGCCTGTTGCAGCTTTTAGATAACGTCTGTTTTCTGTACTTATAACATTCTTACTATAACCAGGGAGCTTAGGAGTATTTATATCTATACCAATGAGTAATATCATTATATCCTGCTCCCTGTCAGTAAGCTAAAGTACACCATCAAGTGATTTGAGGAATTCTCGATAAAGATCCGCTTTCTTAACGGTCTTTACAAGTTTATTCATTAATAATGTCTTTGATTGTATTTAATACTTTAGTAAGATTGTAGTATACAGTGTCTGCTTCTACCTTAACACAAGTAGGAATCTCCTGATCATTATAAGCTTCATTCATCTGTTTATGATCCTCTTCATACTTAGTAAGTAAGTCATCAATAGTAGACTCAATCTTAGTAAGCTTATCCGATAACTCTTCGATCAGCATATCATCACAGCTATATTCATCTTCATCCTCAATAGCGATTATATACCCATCATCTGCATATTCTTTACAAGTTTGTTCATCTATATACATCCCACGTTCACTAGTATCGTCCTTGTAATTAAATTCAAACATCATAGTATCGTCGTTCCAAGTAAGGATATCACCTTTTTTAGCACATGCAAACTCTTTAACTACTTTATATTTCATACTCATAATAATTATTATTTAGTTGGTTTAATTGTTGTTACAATTATATAAACGGGAATTGTTAAAAAGGTATTAATATTTTAACATTTGTTAACTGTAAGTATAAAGAAAAAGGCTAGATCCTCAGACCTAGCCTTCCACAACAACATTAAACGCATTAATATTACTTAATCTTCTTAGCCACACAATCATACGGTTTAACCAGCATGCTATCTTTAAATAAATCAAAATCCTTAGCAAATTTCTTATTGAATACAACAGTATCTCCAACTGCAAATTCTGGTTGTGTTGTAAGTTCTGTTCCAATTGCAAGTACGATACCGGTTCTCCACTCTGATTCTACTTCTTTTACCTCTGTCTTAGTTTCAAACTTCTCATATCCATCTACGTCTTTTTCACCAGTACCAACTGCTTCAGTTACTTCTTTCTTCAACATAATTGGTTCTAGAGGTTTAATCAAAATATCTTTCAAAGGAATATATTCCAAACCGTTTATTACTGTCTCAAGTACTTTATCTTCCATATTATTTTATTGTTTATTTCTTAATTTCTTTTAGTATATTACCGCCCCATATACAATTTCTAAGGGCTTTAGGAGGGCATGTTTGTTTATTTAAAAAGTAACAGTCATCACAACTACCTCCTTTACTTGGTATTACTTCAAACTTCTTATTTAGTATCTCTACAATCCTCTTCTCTGTCTGCATATTCTTTAGCTTTGTATATACACCTCCATATTACATGAGTAATACCAGATCCTATAATAAAACCTATTATAAAACTCTCGTTCATTAGAATTCTGCTTTTTTAAATATAAATCCTTGTCTACAGTAAGATACAAGTTTATCATCACATTTCTTATTATAGAAAGCACATCCTTCACAATACTTAGAAGAAGTTTCTGTCTGTACTAGTTGATACGTACTACCTTTGTAATCTATGTATTTACCAGAGTATGCTGGTTCTATTTTAACTAACTTTCTTTTACCCATAATGCGTATAATATTATAT